TATAGCGCAGTGAAGGGTAAAACCCCGAATGAGTACCAAGGTCCTCAACCACTAAGCAAAATTGACGAAGAAGAAGATTTTATTAAAAAACAAGCACAAAATTACTAAGGTAAATTATGAGTTCTGATTATCAGATTGATATAGATACTCAGGCTCTTGACGATATAGAGCTTGATTTAAAAACACAAGCTGACGAAGAAGAGAAATACAAAGCTCTTCAACAACAGCAAGAAATTGAACTACAGCAACAACAGGAACAAGCTCAAGCTGAAATTAATGATCCTAGAAATGAAGAAGGTGGTGGCGGTCTTAGAGGAATAACTAAAGAAATTGGAGCTGCCATTGGTGGTGGTCTTCAAGATACAGCTTCCTCTATCGTCACTCTTCCAGAAAGAACTATTGATATGTTCAGTGGTGAAATGGAAGAAGAGTCTCAAACTGACGAGGGTTACAACGCTGAATGGGATGACTGGTTTGTTGATGAAGATAATCCAATAGAAACTAAAACATGGTGGGGAGGTGCTCTACGGAGTCTTGTTCACTTTGGTTCTTTAGTTCCAGCTAGTGTCCTTGCTTTAAAAGCTGCTGGATTAGGTGCTGTCGGTACTGCTATCGGTGGTGTTGGAGGTTCATTAATTAGAGGTGCAGCTATTGGTGCTACCTCTGATGTTATATCTAAATATTCACAGGAAGATAACGGTCTAGCTATTTTGAGAGATCGTTATAACTTTATTGATACTCCTTTATCTACTCAAGAAGAAGATCACCCTGCCATGAAGACATTAAAGAATGTTGTAGAAGGTATGGGTATTGGAGCTTTATTTGATGGAGTGGCAATTGTATTAGGTAAAGGTGTTAAGAAAATAAGAGGTAAAGGCAAAAGCCAAGTAGTTACCGATGGACAAGAAGATGCATATAACAGAGCGGTAAAAAGAGAGCAAAACGTTAATGCTCAAATAAGTGAAAAAGCACAACTACAAGCTCAGTCTTTAAGACCTGATCAATACGGTGGGTATAAAAACAAACCAGTAACTGATTCTTGGCAAGCTGCTCCAACATCAAATGGAAAGGCTGCTGATGTTTATTATCAACGTAAAAGAATTGCTACTGATTATGGTTCTAGTAATGGTTCAACAGATTCATTACATACACCAGTACAGGTAGAAAGAACTGCAATGAGTGCTGATATGGCACAAGCAGAAGTTGAGAGAGTTCTTAAAGACTTTATGTCTGACGATAGGATTCAGGCTGAGATTGCAATAGCTAAAAAAGAAGGAACGTCTCTTGCAGAGAAATGGGGTTACGCAGCTGAAAAAGCTAGAGAAATGCTTGAAGGTAGAAATGCAACTGACTTGTCAACAGAGGAATTTTGGAGACAGTTTGATGTTGATATGAACCGTATTGATGGTAAGGAAGTTTGGAAATCTGCAAACGTTGTAGCTGCTGATTTAATTGTTGGTTCTCTTATGAGAGAGATCAGAGATATAGGTATTGCAAGTAGAGAACTAATGGACATAGCAGATATTGCAGATGTTGATGGTCCATCTCGTGCAATGTATGAAAAGATAATTGCTGGTTTAACTCAGATTAAATTATCTAAAGCAACACAATCAGCTGAATTTAGAGGATTAGGTGCAAGAGATGTAAAAGTTGAAGTTAATAATTTTATTGAGGAAACTAAGAATGCTTGGCGAATAGCTATGCAAGCAGCTGGTTCAGATGCTGACGATAGTTTATTTAGAGCTATCCATGAAGTTGTATCTATGTCTGATGAAATCCATAATTTAACTGACTTTGATAATTGGGTTAAGAAAACTCTAAAAGGTGGTTATTTTGGAGGTCGTAAAAAAACTGGCGTTCTAACTAAAGAACTACAGGGCATGATGATTAACAGTGTACTTAGTGGACCTAAAACTCCAGTAAGAGCAATTATGGGTACTGGTACAGCTACGTTCCTAAGACCATTTTCACAAGTATTAGGTGCGACATTATCAGGAGATAGAACAACACAACGTGCTTCTCTCGCTGCAATGAACTCAATGATTCAGACGATTCCTGAAGCATGGACATTATTTAAAAGTAAATTAAATTCTTACTGGTCAGGAGATGTTTCTAATATTAAAACTAGATATTCTGAATATTCTAAAGAAGCTGAAACTTGGGACATACTTGGTGACTGGATGGAAAATAGTGGACAAGCAACATTAGGCGATAAGGCTGCATACTATACAGCGAACATGGCTAGAGCTATGAACAATAATTCTTTCTTCACTTACTCAACAAAGATAATGCAAGCTACTGATGAAACATTTGGTTTCATATTAGGTAGAGCAAGAGCTAAAGAAAAAGCTATGCGCTTTGCAATGAATCAAGTTGATGCTGGAGAGATTACAGACATAACTCCAGAATTATTGAAAAATGCAGAAAATAAATTCTATGCTGGCATAACAGATGCTGACGGTAATATCACAGATGCTGCTACTTTATATGCAAAAAAAGAAGCAACTCTTACAACTGACTTAGAAGGATTTGCAAAAGGTTTACAAGATGCATTTGAAAAAGCTCCATGGGCTAAACCATTCTTTTTGTTTGCTAGAACTGGTGTTAACGGTTTAACACTGACTGCTAAACATACTCCAATAATTAATTTATTCGTAAAAGAATTTAACGACATACGATTTGCTACTCCTGATAACTTAGGAGAGGTGGCTAAGTATGGTATTAAAACAGCTGAAGATTTAGCTAATGCTAAAGCTTTACAGTTAGGAAGATTAGCAATGGGTGGTTCGATAATATCAATGGCATCTATTCACTTTATGAATGGAGGTCTTACTGGTAACGGACCAGCTGATAGAAAGAAAAGACAACTATGGATTGATGCTGGATATAAACCAAGAACTATAAGTATTGGTGGAGTACAGGTTAGTTACGATTCATTTGAGCCTTTTAACTTACTACTTTCCACTGTTGCTGATATTGGTGATCACAGTCAATTAATGGGTGAAGAGTGGACAGAAGATAACCTTCAGAAGATGGCTGTGGTAGTCATGCAGGCTGTATCAAGTAAATCTTACTTGGCTGGTATGCAGCAGTTTGTAGATTTATTTGCTGGAAAACCTGGAAGTTGGGAATCAATTATTGCTGGATTAGCTAACAATACAATGCCTATGTCGTCTCTCAGGAATGAGATAGGTAAGGTATTAAATCCTGGAATGAAAGAACTTAATTCTGGTATATGGCAATCAATAAGGAATAGAAACCAATTTGCAGAAGGACTAGATCCTGAAGGAGGATTACCTACTAAATATGATTTATTAAATGGTAAACCTATTAGAGACTGGGATTTTCCTACACGTATGTTTAATATGTTTAGTCCTTTCTCTATTAATTTAGATCAAGGTGCTGGTAGAAAACTTTTATTTGAAAGTGGCTATGACATGCGGACATCAGTTTATTCATCCCCAGATGGAATAGATCTTAGTAAATCACCACGTCTAAGATCGATGTTCCAAAAAGCTATTGGTGATCAAAATCTTGAAGCTAAATTAAATAAACTAGCTAAAGATCCTAGAGTTCTTGCATCCATAAAATCTATGCATAATGATAGAAACTCAGGAAGAAGAGAGATGGACCCAATGGCGGGTTATTTACACAATAAATTAATTAGAAAATTATTTTTTGATGCTCGAAGAAAAGCATGGGCACAAATTAAAAATGATCCAGAAGCAATAAAACTATATGCAGAAGATAAGAGACTTAACGTACAAAATAATCAATCTTTAAGTAGGACTAAAAATTATTTAGACGCTACAGATATTTATGGAGCAGTAGTTCCATACAGATAATCCACTCGCCAATTAAATAAAAAATCGTTTGTAATAACAAATGGCGACAACTGAACATTTTTATACAGGCAATGGTTCCACCACAACCTTTGCCTTTACATTTCCATACTTAGCGAATGTCGATGTCAAAGTTGAACTCGACAACGTATTAAAAACTGAAAATTCAAGTGGTCAAACAAATAATGACTACACCATTTCTAATACAAATATTGTCTTTAACTCAGCTCCTGGAAGCGGTGTCAATGTACATATTTATAGAAATACTAATGTTGATACTCCTCAAGCAACTTATGCAGCGGGATCTTCAATACGTGCTGTTGATCTGAATAACAACCAAACACAGGTTTTATATTCAACTCAAGAAGCACAGTCCCAACAAATAAGGACAACTGATATAAAAGACGGTGCTGTAAATAGTACCAAAATCGAAAACAATACGATTGTAAATGCTGATATCAATTCGTCAGCAGCAATTGACGGTTCAAAAATACAGGCATCTTCTGGTTCTAATTCCGGAACTATGTCTGCGGCTAATTTCACAAAATTAGGAGGAATTGAAACTGGAGCCACAGCAGATCAAACTGCGGCAGAAATAAGAACTCTTGTAGAAAGTGCTTCCGATAGTAATGTATTTACTGATGCTGATCATACTAAGCTTAATGGCATAGAGAGCGGGGCTACCGCAGATCAGACAGTATCTGAAATTAAAACTCTTATTGCTGGTTCTCCTCTAAGCAATACACATATAGCTGCTGATGCAGATATAGCTCATAGCAAATTAGCTGACGTAACATCTAGTCAAGTCTTAATTGGTAATGCTAGTAACGTACCAACAGCGACAAGTCTTAGTGGTGACGTAACTTTAAACAACGCGGGTGTTGTGACCATAGCTAATGATGCTGTGGAAATAGGAATGATTGGTTGTGAACAAACAACTATTACTGATAGTGATTCACATCTACCTACTTCTGGAGCTGTCGTTGATTATGTGTCTTCACAATTAGCACCAATCGGTGGACTAGAAGTTATAGCTAATGAAGTAAGTTTCCCTAATACACAACCAGCAGCTGGTGTAGTTATATCTATAACAGATGCAGGGGGAGTTGTATTTAATGGCTCAGGTTCAAGTACAACTGGACGAACTCTTGGTGGTGCGACAGTAACTATTAATAATGCACCGACAGCTTTAAATTCAGAAACTTTAGTAGCTGGTGCTGGCTTAATGGTCAGTTCAACAGGTTCAAGTAATATCTATAACTACCACAAATTATTTGTTAAAGAATCTGATGTTGTTCAGTTATCTGACGATATAAATGACTTTAACAGTAGATACAGAATAGCTACTTCTGCTCCATCATCTAATAATGATGAAGGTGATTTATATTTCGATACTACTTCTAATAAAATGTTCGTGTACGATGGTTCCGCATGGGGTCAGGTTACATCAACAGGTGAATTTAAAATATTAGGTATTAAAGATAACGGACAAGCCCACAATGGCAGTGGTCCAACATTTAATGGTAGTAACGATAGATTTGATTTATTTGAAGGTGCAAGTGATGCTGATATTAGTCAGGCATCTCAATTACTTGTAGTTCTAAATGGTGTTATTCAAAAACCTAATGATGGTAGTTTCAGTGGTACTGAAGAAGGATATTATCTAGATGGTTCAGATGGAATTAGATTCTGTGATCCACCAGCTAGTGGTTCAACTTTATTTATAACTAAGCAAGGTTCAGCTACACAGATAAATACACCAGCAGATAACACAATAACTCAGGCAAAGATAGCCGGAGATGCAGTAAACGAATCTAAATTACAGGTAAGTAATGCTCCTACAAATGGATATTATTTACAAGCTCAATCTGGAAACACAGGCGGATTAACTTGGGCTGCCGTACCTAATCCTGATTTAACTCAGTTAAGTGCAAGCAACCTAACATCTGGAACTATTCCTGATGCAAGATTTCCTTCGACTTTGCCAGCAGTAAGTGGAGCTAACTTAACAGGTTTAGGTTCTGGCTGTACTGGTGGAGGAAGTGACGAAATTTTTTGGGAAAACGGACAAACAGTTACTACTAACTACACCATTACTAATAACAAGAACGCCATGTCTGCTGGACCAATAACAATTAACAATGGTATCGCGGTAACAATCGGTACTGGAGAAAACTGGACAATCGTATAAATTATGCCTTTAACATTAAACGGGTCTGGCACAGTATC